TCTTATCTAATATTTCTAAACTTTTTAAATCATCTGCGAAAAATGTTATATCAGTTCTATAACCATTTTCATCTGTAGCTTCTATTTCTAACCAACCACCGCCATTAGATAATTGATTATTGTTTTTAGTTATCTTTTTTACAAAGTGTACTGATATGCTAGTTGGCATTACCATCCTCCTTGTAAAAGCCGTAGTCTTAACGGGCTGTATATTCTATCTGCTACGAAGTTCTCAGGTAGGTCTATAAACTTACCGAAGTCGTTGTCCTTCATTTCAAATAGAGCTAGGTCTTTCTGACTAAGTACTAAGAAGTCATCTTTACTAGTCATCTGTGAGATAAGCAATCCTAGTTGTCCTGTATACCCCATCTTGAAGTGATAGATACCTTCGATAGTACCAAACATCTGACCTATCTTCATACCGTGATTGTAGTCTTTATTGCTTTTCTTTGTCCAAGCTACATGGAAACCCATGATACCGTAGTTAAACTTGTGCTTACCACCTAGGAAGGCAACAGCACAAGCACTAAGACAAGAATCTCCTCTGCGTATAACTGTTGACATCTTGTTCTTATCTATAGTGTAACCTAAGTTATAACCTTCGAGAGCTGAACCTCCTGGACTATTAAGGCGTAGAGACTTGATACCTGTTCTATCTATAACTCTCTGTAGGTATTTGTAGTCTCCATCTATTAATCTACCTTCTATTTTTATCTGAGAAGAGTTGTAAGTGATACTAGCTGAGTGTGCAGTCATTGGGACACTAATAGCTAAAGCTAGTGCTACAAATATGACTGTTATAACGTACTTCATAGTTTGTCTTTTCCTTTCAAGTGATTAATACGCATCTCTGCATATCTCATAACCTTCTCTAAATCAATGATCTCTGATTCGATTAGGTCTTTACCTTCGTAAGCTTTGAAACCTGCCCTGACTACATACTTAATGATGTTGCCTCTCCAGAACTCAAACTTGTTACGCATTATAAATTCAATGGGTTCTATTACCCAACGTGAGTAGTGCTGTGGTTCTCTCACTATCTCTTCATTCTTCTTCTTCTTAGCCATATTCTTGCCTCCGCAAACTTTACATTTAAAACCTTTAAGTGTGCTGTCCCCACACCATGAACAATCTGGAGCCACTATAACCCCTCTTCGTAGAACACTCTAACCCAACTTGCACATATGTCTGATCGTACAATATCGTCTAATGAGAACTCAACTATAGGTACTGGTAATCTATGTTTCTTAGCTAGGTGAGTGATCTTAGTTAAACCATCGCCATCTTTAAGATCAGTCTGTTGTATGTCTCCATTAAGTACGATAGTAGAACCTTGTCCTACTCTAGTAAGTAGCATCTTTAGTTCATGTGTAGTTATGTTCTGAGCCTCATCGCAGATGATGAAAGCGTTGTCGAATGAACGTCCTCTCATCATAGCAAGAGGAGCCATATCAATGTTACCGTTCTTGATACCTGTCTCAACAGCACCTCGTGTTAGGTGTTTGATGAGTACATCTATAACTGGTAAGCCCCAGGGTGCTACCTTCTCTCCTAAATCTCCTGGGAGAATACCTATCTCTCTACCAACAGAGACCATAGGACGTGTAATAACAATCTTATCTATATCTTTCTTAGTATACAAGTCAGCCGCCATTGTTGTTGTAACGTATGTCTTACCTGTACCTGCAGGTCCGAATACAATTACTTGACATGATGACTTGATAGCATCTATCAGTAGCTTCTGGTTTTCATTCTTAGGTACAATACCAGAGGTACGCTTATTATCAGCACCTTTGTATTTAGTCTCTCGCTTCTTACTCTTAGTCTTTGGTCTTTGTTGAGTCATAATCTCTCCTGTTAAATGAAAAGGGAGCAACCTAAGTCACTCCCTAATAGTATCATATTTATAGTATTGTTGTCAAGGTTATTCGCAAGTACGAAGCCCAGTAGCAGGGTCGAAGTAGCAAGCCCCACCCTCGTCGATAAAGTTATCTTCTTCTACTTCTGGCTCTACAACTGTATCTTCTGAAGTTGCAGCATTAAGTATTCCAAACCTCTTACCTGAAGCCCTGAAGGTAGTACAACCCGATGAACCTCCATCGTAAGCCGCCATGTATACATCCTTGAACTGCTCCCAAGTAACATCGTCTCCAACATTACAAGTCTTAGAACAAGCACTGTCTACATACTTAGATGCTAAGTTAAGAACCTTAACGTGATCGAATACTGATAATGCATCAGCAGTCTCACCTTTTACACCAAATACTCGGTAGCCGTAATCTTCTACTCGTTCTATAATCGGGCCATCAAAAGTCTGTATGGTTCTATCGTAGAAGTGTGAGAACACTGGCTCAATACCAGAGCTTACATTATCAGCACTGAGACTGATAGTGCCAGTAGGAGCCACAGAAAGTAGGTGGCTGTTACGGATACCGTACTTAGCGATATCTGTACGGATGTCATCAGGTAATGTTTTAGCAAAGTCACTGTCTAAGTACGCCTCTTCGAATAATGGAAATGCACCCTTCTCTACTGCAAGTGCTATTGATGTTTTGTAGCAAGTGTCTCTGATTACACCCATGATTTCTTCTAAGTCATTTAAGAAACCTTCTGAACCGTAAGGATAACCAAGTGCTTCAATAGCATTAGCTACACCAGTTACACCTAGACCCATACGTCTCTTACTCTGAGCTTCCAGCTGTTGTGCTGGGAGAGGATATGTAGCTCTATCAACTACGTTATCCATTGCTCGTACAACGTGTGGAATGTCATGCTTTAGTTTTTCTAAGTTAAAAGCAAAACGTGAATCTACACTTCTCTCAACATACTGAGTTAAGTTGAATGAACCTAGAAGACATGCACCGTTTGGTGGCAAAGGTTGTTCTCCACAAGGATTCGTGGCTGCGATGTACTCACAATAATGTAAGTTGTTCTTACGATTGATACGGTCAATGAACAAGATGCCTGGCTCTGCCCAGTCCCATGTAGAACGTAAGATGTCATCCCATAAAGCTTTAGCTCTGATAGTGCTGTATACTCTACCCTCGAAGACTAGATCAAAGTCTGTGTCATCTTTAACAGCTTGCATAAAGTCATCAGTAACACCAACAGACATATTGAACTGTGTGAGATTAGTTGAATTGTTCTTAGCTTTGATGTACTCTAAGATGTCTGGGTGATCTACCCTTAAGACTGCCATCTGTGCGCCTCTACGATGCCCTGCAGAGCTGATAGTCTTACATAATGCATCGAATATACCCATGAAACTAAGAGGGCCGCTAGAACGGCTGTCTAGGCTCTTGATGAGTGCACCGTGTGGACGTAGTGTAGAGAAGTCGTAACCGATACCTCCACCTAGTTGCATAGTCTTAGCAGCTTCTGTTGCTGCTTTCATAATGCCTTCCATACTGTCTTCAATAGTCATAGATACGAAGCAGTTGTATGGTGTTACCTTACGTGGTGAACCCATTGCAGATTGTACTCGACCTGCAGGTAGGAAGCGTTGATCTAACAATATCTCTCTGAAGTTATTGTAGTGATCTTCACTGTCCTTGAGAGAGTCAGCAACTCGTGCCATAGCCTCTCGGAAGCTTTCCCCTTTGGAGCGATACTTCATAGCATGTATTTCTTCTGATATACCTAGGCTTGGGCCTTGGTGGTTTTTTATACTCATACGTTAATCCTTTTTAAATTCTTTATCTATTAATAACATTACATGTAGAAGAGATTGTGCTTCACTTATCGCCATTCGCTTGATAACCTTCTCCACGCTTCTTAAAGTCTTCTCGCATCCACACAAGGTTGTCGATGTCGCCTCGTGTTAATCCGATGTCTTGTAGTTCTCTGTTAGACAAACGATTGAGATGTTTGATAGTATCCCTGTGCATTTGCCATGTCATTAGGTAATTCCAGAACCTGTACATCCATACGAATGGTGATCGTATACATTTGCATATAATGGTTCTTAACTTACTGTTTAATATTTGTTTAATCATCTATTGTCTCCTGATCCTTTAAGAACACCACGTTCTTGTCTATCGTCAAGTTTAATCATGTTAACTTGTAACACTTCTTCTAAGCTACTGCCGAAGTAATTCGCCAGAGCAGTTAAGTAGAACGCGACATCTCCTAGTTCTTTTATAATGTCTTGGGCTTCTACTTTAGTATTGTCACGTAAGAGCTTCTTAATCTTCTCAGCTATCTCACCTGACTCTCCAATAAGACCTAAGGTGTTTTCAATTAGTCTAGTCTCACCTTCTGTCATTATCTTACCCTCTACCCAGATAGAGTATAGGTCTATGTTTCTTGTCTTAGTCATACGTTCACCTCATTAACTTCCATAAATTCTATTGTACCATCTTCTAGATCATACAGTACATTGAGGACTTCGTCTCTGACGATACCCTCTCTGTCTGTTTGTTCTAAGTCTAATACAAACTGATCTGCATCCATCTTAACTTTAAATGTTACTTCAAACTCCATTACTTGCCTCCATAAGTTTGTTTAAGAACGTCCAGTGATACCCACTGTGCATCATACTGACCATCCATAATGTTACGCTTTATGAGTACGCCTTTCCACCATTCACCGTTAGACTGACCTGCCCATGTTTCTGCAGCACCTTTGTAACAACCAACTACCGCACCGATACCACCATTAACACCTACATCTTCTTTGAAGTACATGTCACGCTTGTGGCTGTGACCAACTGTAGCTGAACGGTAACGCTTCTGTAGTAAAGCATAGGCATGGTGTACACCACTGATTGCTCTACCAAAGTTACCTGCACCAATGTAGTGTGCATAGTCAACACCATCGTAGTTGTAGATAGCAGGTGCACCGTTCTCGTACTGATGATACTCATCAAAATACTTCTTAGTATTTAAGTGTTTGAAAGAGATACCATACTTGTCACCTTCTAGTCTTGGGTCAAAGGAGATAGCTGTACCAATACGTGCTTCGTGATTACCTTCAAAGCCGTACCACTTTGGTCGTCTACGTCTTTGTTGTTTGAACCTGTAACGTAGAAGTTCTTGAGACTCATTGTACGAGTCAATGTCTCTCTCGTAGTTCTGAGATACAACAGACTCTGGTTTACGTGTATCGTAAGAGTTGAGAGACTTCATGTCTGCCCCGTCACCTAGGTCTACACAATAATCAGGCTTAACATCATAGATCAAACCACCCAACCAATCAAATCTTTCATTAGAAGTCTCTGGTGTTGCGTGAGCACATGACCAAACGATTGCTGTCTTACCCATTGCTGATTTACTTATAGTCATTTCTTTTCCTCTTCTGTCCATTCCTTTGGAATGATTTTGTCTGAATATAGAAAGCCATTACTTTTACACCAATCTCCGTAGGTGCTTTTAGCTCCTTTGTAGAGCTTGGCTCGTGAGTTGTTGAATACAAAGCGTATATCATGTTCTGGAAACTGCTTTTGTATTTCTTTATGTTTACGCCTGTCTGTAGAAACGAAGCGTCCTTTAGTTTCTATGATGATACCATTCTCAAGAACAAAGTCAGGTGTATAGTTCCTTACCTTCATGTCTGTCCATTTGATCTTGGTTTCTTCGTATGTGAAGTTGACACCACGTTCTTTAAGATCATTAGCTGTTGATTCTTCTAACCCTGATCTATAACCTGCCGCGATACCATGAAACCTACTGCGCTTAGCCATTAGAAATCCTCCACTTCAGTAACATTCGGTTCTTTCTTAACCTTGGTTAGATATTGAGGTCCATGTGAGTAAGCAAACTTACGAAGTCCAGGCCAACAAGCCTTCTTGAATTCACAGTAAGAACACGGCATACATAGTTTCTTATTAGGTGATGTTTTACTAAACGGTTCATCTTTGTAAGCACGAGTAGGTGGTATTTTGTTTTTCACCGTAGCTTTGGTTGCTTTGATCTCTTCTTCTTTAGTCTTAAGCTCATCAGTAAAGTCATACATGTCTAAACATATATGCCCATTTACTTTGTCTATAACTAAGAACGCACCATGAGTTTTGTTAGTAACTAATGGGTCATCTTTAGCCGCATAGACATATGAAGATAGTTGAGAGATGTAACCGAATGGGTCTTGTTCTCTTAGGTTACCTTCTTTGAACTTCTTAAAAGAGTAAGGAGATGCAGACTTAACATCAACAGTCATGCCATCAATAACACAGTCTCGACTTCCTTTAATACCGTGTGCATCCATCTTATCTTGTTGACCAACGACCTCGTGTCCTGCTTGCATTGCAATTCCTAATGCAAGTTCTTCGATCATGTCTCCATAAAAGAACTTGAGCAGTGCGTTGGCTCCTAAGGCTTCCGCCTTATCTGTTTGATTAATCTTGTACCATAGTTTACGTGAACATGGTGTACCTAGTGACGACATAGATAGGTAGCCTCTAGGTTCTTGTGGGGCTTTGAATCTATCAGAGGCCATCTGTGCTATGTTGTTTCCAACCATTTGACCTATTGTATTATCCCAACCTTTGTTACCAAATATCACGCTCTCCATATCTTGTACTAATGTTGCTATTTGTTTAGCCATTGTATATCCTTCTGTTAGAGGTGAGAAAGGGCGCATTTGCGCCCCCTCTATTAGTTAGCGTGGACCTTGCTCTCAGAAGGGAATGTCTCCTGGTGTTGCCTTACTAGGCGTAGGGGCAGGGCTTGGAGCCGTATTAGAGTAGTTCTTAGGTTGAATACCTGATGATACTCCACCACCGTCTGATTCAAAGACTACGTGATCAATAACTTGAACACCACTTAGTCGAGAACCTACGCCCATCTTAGTATCGTATACATCAACGTACACAACACCTACTGAGCCGTTGCCAATCATACCATCAGCATCTGTCCAAGCATCACCGCTTGCATTGAATACCTTTGGTGCACCTGCCGCCCACTCACGGTCAAACTTGTCTTTCCAAGGACGCTTAAACTTGACACGAGTACCGCGTCCATCTGGGTCAGGCTTACCCTGCTTCCGTACACCAGAGTCTTTCATCATCTTGAACGTAGCATCGTCCATGATAATGTCAACAGTAGTAGCACCATCTGTTTCTGTATCAAATTCACCGTTGTCTCTGTTACCTTCGAATAGTTTAGCCCACTCTAAGATGCCTTGTAGTTCTATTGTTTTAGTAGCCATTATAATCTCCTAATGATTATTTGTTGTTGTACTGCAATTATAGCAGAAGTTGTGTGATATGTCAACAGGTCAATGTGTATCATACCACGTTTTTCCTATATCATAAGAACCTGGAGTTGGTATCTGAAAACCTAGCTCAACACCAGTCTCCGACATAGTAGTAGCAATCAGTTTACCTAGATGATCAGCCTCTTCACGAGTGCCTATAACTTCTACTTGGTATTCGTCATGCACAAAAGCAACCATCTTGAAGTTGATACCCTCTGCTCTAGCTTTCTTGTGAAAGTTGATAAGAGTATGTTTCATCAAGACAGACTCACCAGATTGTAGTATACCTGCTAAAGTCTTGTGCTCATTAGGTACGATAACCTTACGACCATCGTAACCTGTAAAATAGCCCTTGTCTGCAATATAAGGAACCATTCTTTTCTTGAGAGGTGACAGACCATCAATGCTTTGCTCAAAGCGTTTCATAGCCGCCGATGCTTCTTGTACGCCAACCTGCATGATACTAGCAGTCTTAGCAACACCTGCACCTAGTAGCCATCCATATATAAATGTCTTAGCCATATCACGAGTAGCGTGATTGATACCTAATGCACGTTTGTTCATATTATGAATGTCTGTCTCGTTCTCTTTCTTACCTTCCATGATAGCCTTGGCATACATGTCAGCGTCAAAGTGTCGCCACATGTAGTCAGCAAGTACTCGTAACTGAATACCGTCTGCATCACAACCGACTAAGTAACTACCTTCTGGAACTGTCCAACACTGACGTAGCTTATGATCATACTTGGCCTTGATAGTTTCAACTGCATTACGGGGTGAAACCTTTAGGGTTGTAAAATCAAAAGACATATCACGTTGAGCATTTTCATAAGCAATTAAGTCTTCATGTTTACCGAAGAAAGGTGAAGCAATGTTGGCGGTGTTTGGGTTGTTGTGTGCACAACGCCCTGTCCATGCGCCAATATTATCGATAGTACCGTGTATACGACTGTCATCGCACACTTGGTTAATCCACTCAACTAGGGAAGACCTACGGCCTTCTAACGTAAGCCACTGAGCAAGTGACTTAGCACCCCTAGGTGCTGTATCAGGTAACGTCGATAAGTTGTCTTCTGATACTGTGTATCCATAACGCTCAAGAGATTGTTTCTTCTCGTCATAGAATTTCTGATCCATCTTAGTAATTTTCTTACCATACGGGTCTCCTACTTTAAGTCTATTGAACTTGTTGTGAGTTTTAGTCTTCTCAAAAGGTTTCCAACCTGCATCCCATAACACGTCTACACGATCTTTAGAAGCCCCAGGATTGAAGCTAATAAAGTCATAACAGATAAGATCATCACCTTGTCTATCAGTAGCCGCATACTTTTTCTTAGCATTGATGACGTTGGAGAACAACGTACCATCTTTCTTCTCACGATACTTGATAGTATTTACTGGTAGTAACTTAGGTGGGAAGTCTTCTTGAAATAGTTCTTCAAGCTCTGCCTTCTCAACTAATACACTGTCTAGTAAACTCTGTGCTAGTTCATGGTCAAAGTGAAAGCCGTGATACTTACTACGAACTAACTCAATCTGTAAGTCATGTTCAGTACGCATTGATCTAGCCCAATCCTTATCGTATAGGATAGGACTGAAGTGATTGAACAAAGCCTCAGTAGTATCAAGATCACCATACCAGTAGTCAATCATATCCTGATTGAAGTTAGCAAAGTCGTCGTAGTCACCCTTGTAAACACCTAGGCGTACACCCCAACTCTTGAGAGAGTGTGGACCTTTACCACCAGTAGGTATAGCTATGTCATAATCAACTGTACGAGATACAATCAGTGTGTCAATAACCTTACGTGGGTCAAGAGGTGCGTCTAACCATTGGTTAAGGATAGGTAAATCATACTGTATAAAGTTATGACCAACCATCTTGTCAAGGGATTGATGCCACTCAGTAGCTTCCTTTCTTGCTATAGGGTCTGTATGTATGTTCTCGAACTTAAAGACTTCGCCAGTATCTTGCATCTTACCGCCGACTAACCAGATTTTATCTGGATGTTCGATAGCGTTAGTTTCAATATCACAAAATGCTATACGTGCCATAGTGTCTCCTTATAGTTCAAAGTTAAAATAGTCAATGAGTAATAGTTCTAACTCATCTTGTAACCTTTCAATTACATGTGGGTCTTCTTCGTGTTTGAGTGCATGAGCTAGTTGATCTTCTGCAACAGATACCCTTGCCTCTAGTTGCTCAAAGTAAATTTCTTTGCTATCATCGTACTGGTCTAGCTCGTCATTACTGAGAGTATCAAAGTAATCAACACTTGAATAAAGATTATCTACGTTTATGCTGTAGTCATCATCATCATACTCCATTGAATGTCTCCTCTGATAATACTGTAGTGTCTGGGTCGTAGTAGATAGAACCTGCTTTGCCTAGTCTACTAAAGCACCTGTTTTTATCAACAATGAAGTGAGTTGTGTTCTTTATGTCTTCGTCCTCAGACTCAGTATCCCTTTCTAACTTGAGACAGATGATAGCTTCTTCTTCAAGAGCACCTGCATACTTGGTACGCCCATCATCATTAACTTGTGATATGAAGATAACAGCAATGTTTAACTCTTTAGCTAACTGAGCCATACGAGCACCAACTGCTGTGAGAGTTGCAGTAGCCGCGTCAGCACCACCTTGAGATAGGTATGCTAGTCGTTGTACGTGGTCGATGAATACATACTCAACACCGTACACTGTAGCTGCTAGTCTAGTGTAGTCTAGAAGCTTCATAGGGTCATCGTGTGACTTAAGCTCAAAGACTACAGTACGGTTATCAGACATTTCCTTAGATGCTTTGATAACATTGTCCTCTGTGATGCCGTTAGATGCAGCATCCTCTTTAGTACGAACATTAATACCTAGCTCATAAGTAGCCATAGCGCGATAAGTAGTTGATCTCATCTCCTCCATGTGTACCATGCCTACCTTAACGTCAGGGCAAGACTTTAGTAATCCACACTCAAAGAACCTAATCATCTCTGTCTTACCACCGCCGCGTGGTGCTTTAACAAACGTGATACCACCTTTAACAAGACCTCTGATCTTATCGTCTAACCCACTGTGGCCAGTAGGTATATAACTGTAAGGGTTCTCTCTCCTGATTGTTTCTTCAATGTCTAGATCACCCATAAAGAAGTTGTCTGGTGAGAAACGTTGTGGCTTCTTAGCCGACCACATCAGATCATCCTTATCACCTGCCATTAAGAACTCGTTAGCATCCTTATGTTTTGACATGGGTACATAGAAGAACTTCTCTGGAAAGAGTTGGTATAGTTTCTCTGCGGCTTGAGAACCTGCTTGGTCTAGTTCACCTGCATAGATGATTTCTTTGAAGCTATTCATATACTCAAAATTCTTCTTAACGAAGTTGTCTGAGAAGGTTGCTCCAGGGAGCGACTTGACAGGGAATGACTTACCTAACACCTCAAAGAGTGACGCGGCATCAAACTCACCTTCGGTTATGTATAGCCTGTTAGATGAACCACTGTTGAAGTCAGGCCCAAATAGAGTATCAAGTGTGATACCTTTCTGTTTTGTCCAGAACTTCTTTTCATCATAGCCACGATACTTAACAGTGTTACTCCACTTAAAGGCGTAACGTACTGGATTGTTATCAGCATCTAATTGTAATTGGATACCGTATAATTCGCAAACCTCTGGTGAGATACCTCGAATACCCACATAAGTACCTGATGCTATTTCTCTTTTCATTATATTCTCCTTTCTTTCCTTCAATGGGTAGTCACTAGCCGCCCAATCAAATATCTGTAGTTGGTTCATACCCTTCATTGGGTAAGACCTAGAACAGCTGTGGCAATGCCCTACTTGTTCATCTTGCTCCCAAGAGAAAGCATCTGATGAACCACATGCTTCGTAGGGACATGGTTGATGAACTAAGTTGGACATTAATCTTCTCCTTTATCAGTTATTACAAGATATAGTATTACGAAAAGTATTACTGTTAAAAGTATATCCATTACTCTTCTCCTTTATCTGTTATAACCATATAGAGTATTACTGTAAGTATAACTACTGTAGCTATTATTGCAATCATTATTTATTCTCTTTCTATTTGTGAGGTGGTTTAGATGTCATACAGCTTCATGGGAAGTTTCTTCTAAAATTATCCCAACGCTCAAGCATATCACGTTGCGACCCATATTCGTTTATAAGTAGAAAGGCAACACCCTTGTACATATCAAAATAAGCTTGTTCAAAGTCTGTTTTTACATTATCGTATTTAGTTTTCATTATTTATTCTCCTTTATATTTTGTGATGTAGACTTGCAATGCAGATAATAGGCTCTATAATACAATTCAGGTTCCCAACCAAAGATAGAATCATTAAGACGGCCATTTTCGAAGAATTTTGACAAAAGAATAACTTGTGGGTCGTCTTCTTGTTCACGTTCATACTCTTGTCGGTGCAATTCCATAAACGCTTCAATAAAGGCTTCTACACGTTGTGGATTATATTCTATCATTGTTTACTCTCCTCTAATAATATATCTTTAAGATACTCAAAAACTTGATTAAGTGAGGTTGCACCATTACCTGCTGATCCATCTTCATTATCTGGGTTAAATACATACTCACCCTTTCTAACTAGATCAACAGTTCCATCTAGGAAATGAACAAGGTTGAATCTTATACCTCTTTCTTTCCTCACAATATATATTAATTGTCTTATTTCACTCATTTCTACATCCATTATATTCTCCTTTGTTATCTGGCAGGGGTAGTAGGAATCGAACCCACATCTACTGGTTTGGAATCAGTCATTCTACCATTGAACTATACCCCTATTAAAAGTACTTAGAACCTCTCCACCCCTCAGGTTGCAATCTCCGTCTGGTGCTTCAACGAGTATACATCGTCATATACTAAGTACTCATATTAACAGTATGTGTAGTATTATAAAGTAAAAGGGGAACTCTGTAAAGCCCCCCTTTTCTAATTATTTAATTTTATAGCTTTTTAATAATTAATGATTGTAATCCCACATGGCAGCTGCTTCTACAAGTTCGGCATCCAACGTATTAATTCTTTTAAGATGTGCATCTTCCCTAAGTATAAGAGATCTTATCTCAGATTTATATGCTTCACGTTGTAAGATAGTCAAGTTACCACACTCGATCTCAGGTTTCACGTATTCACGCAAGGAATCTCTTGTCCATTTAATCTCTTGCAAAGCTGTTTCAAGAAACTTAATTTCTGCTCTAAGTTTTTTAGTATCGTAATCGTTTTCAAAATCTTTATTACACATATATTACATTATCCTTTGATATTTGAACTATTGTGTTAACTAAGTGATTATGACCATCTATCACATCGTCAAGATCAATTTGTATTTTTCTAATAGTCCACTGTTGATATACAACAATGCTTACTAGTATTCCTAGTCCTACTAGGGTTGGGTCTATCGTCATTACCAATCGTCTCCTGTTGTTACTTCTGTTGAACCAGACTTAGCTATCTTATCTTTCATTATCTGAAGTTCTAATCTTAACTTCTCTAATTCTAATTCTTGTTTAGCTAACTCTATATTGAATAGCTTATCGCAATCAATTTGGGGTATCTTGTGTTGACCTAAAACCCAAGTCATCTTAACGAAAGCTGTTACACCATCAGTCTCAGAATCAACCTCAGTACCTACTGACATATTATGCCCTGTTGACTTGTTGTTAGTACACCCACTGCCGTTAGATGTAGTTACTGATTGACTAGAGGCGTGTAACGCCGTTGATGATAAGCCGAGAACATACACGGCTAATAATAGATGCTTCTTCATTTTCGTATCCTATGTTTGTTAATGTGGAACACACGATTAGTTTACGTGTCTCGGTTGATTTGAATGTTAGATTAATATCTTTCTTGTTGTTAGGTTTAATCTTGAATGTATACTTCTCAGCTTTCCAATCAGTAGCAGGTGTCATATCCTTGTTGAACACTTGCACCTCGTAAGTAGCAGGGAAGTTGTAATCGTTAGTGACTGTGTAAGTCTTACTGTATACAGATGATACTGCATACTCGGTCTCAAACCCTGGCGACATGCTATGCGCCAAGGTAAGAGTTGGTAATGTTAGCATCACCAGTGAAGTAAGTAACCTCATATTACTGGAGGCAAGTTACGTTATGTTGGATGTAAACATCAGCATCGTTAGCTATGTCTTGTAAGTCATCTACGTCATCCATTTGTGCTGTACCGCCAATAGTGAAGGTAGTAACAGTAGCACCTGTTTTATTAACATTACCTAATGCAATTTCATTAGTGTTGATGTTAGTTGCTGCACCTACTTTGTTAGTGATTATACCAGAGGCAATTCCACCATTCTTATAGTCAACTAAAGTTTTACCTAAAGGTTGGCTGTTTGATGTTAGATAGAGTTGGTTGCCACCTTGTGTAACTTTAATGTTATTGATGTTTGTTGACTTAACTTTAATTGAAGCGGCAGTAGTAGTTGTCCACTTACCTGTTGCTTTGTTTAAAGTCATCACACCATTAGTTTGGTTCTTGAAAGAACAGCCGTTAGAGTGTAGTATGCCTACATCGCCGTTCCACTTAACACCATTATTGTTGTTCCAAGAGGCTGATGCTGATGTTGCTAGTGTAAGTGCTATTGCTGTTGTAATCAGTGTCTTCATATTATATTCCTATTTAATAAAATCGTGTAGTCGATTAGTTATGATTGATAATGCAGTGTTTAGTTCTTT